TAGAAATATCTCCTATCACCGTTGAAGTAATCTACGTCGGCTGTCCAATTTTCTTCAAGTTTCGTTGTTGGTCCATTTGGATTATCTTGGTATAAGTCATAGAAGTTCATTAACTGCAATGCCTTTTCCCATTCTGTAGTGCATCGTTCTTTTGCAAAATTGTAGTTCTGCATATCAACATCATTCATGTTTGATACGTCTGTTACTAGGCTTTCATAGAAAACTAAGATTGCCCCAAACGTATCTAACCTCATGAGTGTCTGGTCATTTTTGATGAGCAGACTTGGGTTGAACGAACTTATCAACTGTCCATTTGGCAGGTTAGCGTAATAGTAAGCACCAAGAACAGTATCACAATACTTTTGCCACCAACCGAACTCTAGTTTGTACAGCCATTCTTGTGATGAAACCTTAAAGTAAGGTGTCCAATCGACATTAAGTGCTGCCGCTCTGCGTTCAGCCGCTGGGTCGTAGAAGGCAATGTCTGCTACTGTTGCGTTACTGATTCTTTGATATGGTACTGACATATTATATTTCCCTGAACAATTGAGAGAGCGTTACCGCTCTCTCATTCAAATTAGTTTTGAAGAATGTTGATTGCGCCACCACGACGTAAGTCACCAACGCCAGAACCGAAGTATCCGACACCAGTCAACCAGATCTGTAGACCACCAGGTACTTCACCAGTCTTGATCTGCAATCCTTCTTTCATAACAGTGAACAAAGCACTGTCACCGAAGTATGCACCGACTAGTACTGGAAGACTTGCTTGTCCAACGACTGTACGACTTGCAGATTGCAAGAATGTAGTAAACATAACCATGCAACCATAAACAGATTCGATACGACCTGTAGACAATAGTTCGTTACCAAGAGCAGATAGGTTTGAACCACCTGATTGAGAAACTGCACCACCAGTCAATTCAGCCAACAAACGATTCAATGAAGAACCAACTTGTCCACCAGTGTAACCTGATTGTGTTTGTGCATCACCATTAGAGTCCATAACGATGACTGGAGTGCCAGGCATACGAGCGACTTTAAAGTTCTGCTTGATTAAACGGATACAGTCAAGAATGCTGTTAGATGTGAAACCATCAGTCCATGTACCACTAGTGTTAGTAGCACCGATAACTTCCATAGCGCCTAATTGTAAGACACGTGGGAATCCGTCAGCAGGAGTTGATGTGTAGAATGTGTTGCCTGGAGTTGCTTTGAACGACAAGAAAGCCGCTGTAACACGTTGGTCAACTTTTTCAGCAAATGACTCACCAAGTTCAGCACCAAGCGTTGCAGCCAATGTGAATGATGTAGTCCAGCCGTAGAAGATATCGAACGCTGTTTGTGCAACTGCTGGAGTTGCAGTGATTGTACCTTGACCCAATGAAGGGTTTTGTACAACCGCGTTACCTGTACCGTAAGTACCACCAGTGCCGTTAGCATTGTAGTCTTGATACGTGATTGGTGCGAAGTTAGGTACTAAGAATGTTTGACCTTGTGTAGGTGTAACAACGTTAGTAAAGTTAACTAGACCGTTAGATTCGTGCATTGCACGTAATGCGAAGTTGGAGATAGCAGTTGTGAAGCCATCGCCTTCGTTATTAGGACCGCCTAATACATATGCCATGATAATTTTCCTTTAATGTTGGCTAAATCAGAGTACTTTACGACTTGAAGTTGATACGCTCGCTGTTACGCCAAGACCTTTAAGACCAACATTCTTGCCTAGACCGTTTTTATTTGCCCATGCATTGAATGCTGCCGGATCACGTGAGTAATCTGGCACTGCCTCGTCTGACGCTCCAGTGAAAGAACCTTGTCCAGGTCTTAAACCAGATCCAGAATTTAGTTGACTCTGCTTGAGAAGTTTAGGATTACCCTGTGCAACTTCTTGTACTAAACCCTGAATAGTAAGTGGCATTCCATCAGAACCATAACGCTCTTGACCTTTGTTATTTACGATAGCATAAGTGCCGTCTTGATTCCATTGAATGTTTGACTTGACTTTGCCTAGTGCGTAATCTAACAAATCAGGATCGAATTTCTCACCCATTGATCGTTGAATGTCAGAATCAAGTTCCTTCTCACGCAGTCTTTGTTCTTTTACAGACAAATCTTGCTGAAGTTTTTGAAACTGCTCATGCAGATCATTGGTAGTAACTCGACCGGGCATTTGTTGCTGTCTTGTGTCCACTACTGGCTGTGCGGAGCCACCGGATGTTTGAGCCCCTACTCTTGCCATATATGCTAATGCGTCTTCTACAGATTGGAATTGTGTTCCACTTGCATTTGACATTGCATTCAATAACGATTGAGTTGTGCTTTTACGAATAGCACCAGGGTTAACGTTTTGCTCACTGCTTTCCTGATTTGCATCAGCCTGAACAGTTCCAGGGGCTTGACCGTTGCCAACGATAGAATTTTGATCCATTTTAATTAGTTCCTTTAGTTATAACGTAACAAACGAGTTGTATAGAGTATTTATACTTAGGCTAATCATATAATAATTAGCGTCCGGTATTCATTGTGTTTAGTAACAAAGGAGGTACTTGTTGAGCATAATACGTCATGCCCACGTTAGTAACAGGAGTACCTGCACCACCTAGTATACTTGTGTTGTCGCCGCTATCTGCAACGCCATCACCATTGTCTGATGTTTCGTCAGATTCGTTTTCTTCTTCTTCACCAAACATCTCATGTCTAGGAATCATTGAATCACCAAGATCACGACTGTTAACTTGTTCATTGTTATCAGTCATTAGTGTTTTTAGATCACCACTTGGTAATGATTGTATGTAAGCATTTTCATATTCTGGTATATCGTCTGCCGGAGCAAGCATAGCAATGATTTCTTTAGTGATAAGACTTTGAATGATTTCATTGTCGCCAACAAGTTCTTTAGCGGATTTAATCAACGCCATTCTGTAGTTGGTATCATGTGCTTCATAATCAGTATTGTAGTGTACTTCACCTGCCCAACGAACGTCCATAAAACGTGCGGCAAATGTGAAAATCATTTCTTCAGTGACTTCCATTAATCGTGCTTTGGCTTTTGCTAATCTGTGTAATTGCTTACGTTCTTCAATGATAGCAACACCACTTGCAATTTGGTTCTTAGTATTCCTTAGTCCACCTAAGCCCGTAAGTGCTTCAATCTGTTCGAGGATGTCTTGTTGCGTTCTAATGATTACGTCAACGTCACCCGTGTCAATAGGAATTGCTTCTACTTGTCCCTCTGACGCTCTCACGATTGCTCCCGCGTGTACAGGAATACTAATACCTTTATCTGCACGAATAATAGTGTGAGCAAACTGTAATGCAGTGTATTTTTCGCATTCCATTTTATAGTGCTCACGCATTGCATCGCTTGCTGAATCAATGTCTGAAACGCCTAAGTCGATTGTGCGAGGGTCTCTGCGACCATATGCTATAAAGACTGGGATAGCCATACCAGGTGGGTATGTGCCTTCACCTGTTAACTCAGCATCAGCATTTAATTTACCAGGACCTTTTTCTACCTCGTAACTTCTCCAGTAACTTGGAGTGTTAGCATCACCTAGGTAATAACACTTAATGTAGTAACAATGTTCATCTTCCATCTCTTTAATCTTAACTGTTTTGAGCATGGGCTTGCCACCGTAGTAATCAAACTCCCAATCCCATACGTCTAATGGATTGATAGAGCAAACATATGGTCTACCTAAATTACCATCTTTCTGTTGAGGCATGTCAACTGCGACCCAGCAGTGACCATAGATACTTGTAAGATCACCTATAGATTCCATAAAACTTGTTAGACTACGATTGTTTAAGTCTGCATCTAACATGAATAGATTACTCCACTCAGTACTGTTTGGATTTAGATATTTGCCCTGTGGTGTGCAAAATTGTACATTGCGTTTGACACCTGGCTCAAACAATACATCATTGATAGTGTCAACAATGTAGCGACAGATAGGTTGTGCTACAGTGTTTGCTATAAGATCGTTCCACAGTGTTGAATCTTCACTTGGTCTCTTTTTACGTACCATCATTTTAAATGGTGTGCCTCCAAGGTAAGCGTTTTGATACGTTAACATTTGCAAATAAATGTTAGAATAAATGGGGCTTTTCTGTAATAGGTCTGAGTTCTTCATTAGTATTGTCTCACAATTAGGGATTTAACCATATGGTGCATAATATATTTATGCTTATGGCTTATGTTTGCACTTATCCATATGCCAAAGTGCGTGTGTTGTTACTGCGCCTTCAGTTCCACAATGAGGGCATGTTATGCGTTTATGTGGTCCTGTGCGCTTGGGTGTCTTGCTATGTCTACTGTTTTCTACCATGCGATCTACGATATCTTGTCGTGAGGCGGCATATAGATGGTCAGGATTCACACAGCGATAATTGTAACATGTGTGTCCTATTTCAACACCATTTGGTATTGATGTATGATGATGTTGTTCATAACTTACACGATGAGTTAACTTCATGCGAGTTCCCTCACGAATGAAGCCATAACCTACATTATTAGTTGCGCCTTGCCATTCCCAACAATTGTTGTCTTGTACAATTATTCTACTGAACAATCGTAATTGTACTGGTTCAAACTTTCCTTTTGTCATTTGTTAACTCCAAACTTGATAATCTTCTTGTTGTTCGCCATTCATAATCTCTTCCCATGTTGGACCACCGGGATATAAAGGACTATCTGGCATGTGTTCAGTGCCGGGGCGTGAACGATTCTGTAGTCGTGGATCCATACCCACGTACTCTGCAAGACCTGATGACTCATGCGTAATTGGGAACAGATAATGTATACCATATCTGATACAATCGCCTAAGCCGTCGATGTGTGCATACTTTTGCTCAGTGTATTTCACTAAGCGTTTACGTGAGGCATCTTCAAAGTGATACGTGTTCAATGCTTCAAGTAAAAACTTGTCATCCTTTTTAACTACTAACTTACCTCTGTTTATAAAGGCGTTACTAGTATTGTCAGTGTCAGTAACAAGAGGATTAGACTTGCGTGTGTTAACAACTGTAAATCCATACTTCTCAATAATTGTTTTATCAGTGACACCAAATGGGCTTGTGGTATCTCTGTTAGTCTGTGCACCTGACATGTCTATTATACTATTAATTCTACGCTTAGGGAAATCTAAACG